CCTTCAAACATGCTAAAACCTTATCTCTAAAGTACTTAACATCGTCAACTTCGCCCAAGTTCTGTGCTCCGGGCAAGGTTTCAATACGAGTATCTCTGTCGCCTCTGTGTGGAACGAAGAAGTCCTCATCCATGGACATTGGGTTGTACTTCTCGTCTATTGTGCCGTTAGCAGAGTTGTAATACTTCTCTTTCTTAAACTTTTGCTTTAGCTTTTCTACGAATGCTTCAGCCTTACCTGTTGGTAAACTTCCGACATTAACATAGAATATTCTACGCTCGGGTGCGCGTGAGAGGCGGTAAATAAGCATTGCGTCTTCCATCAACTTAAGTGAACGGAATACTCTGATTGCAAATGCTGCTATAGACTTACCATATGGATAATACTTAGGGTCAGAGGTATGCAAACGGAAGTGGACGAGTTGGTTCTTGTCCAAGCCCATGTACTGGCTCTTTTCCATAGCTGTAGATTGGAATCCGAAAGAGTTCCAAGAACCACTATTCTTCTGTGGTATTTCCTGCAAGAAGTCAGTTAGATACCCGTATTCGTTTTCTACACGAATGATATAGTTAGGGTTTAAAATCTTTATTCTTTGGACACCTGCGGTAGGGTTGTTTAAGTCCATTACTAATTCTACGAAACAATCACCATACTTTACTGTGTTTCTAGTAATGTCCCAATAGTGACGGTCTAGCTTAATTTTATTAAATAAACGCTCGATCTCTTTTATTGTTTTCTGTGAGTCGGCATCAACACGCCACCGTCTGTTTTTGGTATCTCGTTGGGTGCAATCGTCTGCGTAAATATCAAACGCTGCTCCGACCTCAGGATATTCATCCATCGACTCAAACTGAGAATATCTGTTCTTTCTGTTATTCTCTAGTTCTGGGATGAACGGGCTTCTAATGATCGAAGGAGTGCCACCCGGGTTTTGACGAACAACATTTGGGTTTATGATTGTATCGCCACCCAAAGGATGGATAGGAGTAGGATTATTCTCATCCGACTGTTGTGATACATACGGAGCAGCTTTAGTAGCAAAGTATCTGCCCCACCACTTACCGAATACGCCTAGTGGGTTAAACCAAGGTGTTGCTGCTGCGGAAGAGTTTGGATTACCAAACGCTGTCTCACCCATTTCATTTAATTTTTGCCTAGAATCCATTTAACTTCCTCTAAAGGTAATCCTTTAAAATATTTTGCAGACGCATCTCGTCTATCTGATATAGAAAGAGGCTCTGGAGAGTTTGGTTTAAGTTTGCTTACAATACTCGGAGAAGTTGCGATTAGCCTGTTAAGTCCATGCACTGCAAGTTTTAATGCAGAGATTAAATCGTCATGGTGTCCTTTAGCAGCTTCAACCTTCCCGCTTTCATTAATCTCAAACGCTAGTAATTCTTTTACTAATCTATCTGAGTTGATTGTTACTTTTCTGTTACGCACGAACTCTTCCATGTCGGAGAGTATGACCTCGTTGTTTGTAGCAGTAATGTTAATTCCCATTTGATTTCTATCATCCATCCAAATGTTTTCGTATTCTTGCCGTTCAAACAATTCGTTTACTAAGTTTGCTCCAATACCATTCCGCTCAGGAACAATCTTACACATATTGTAATAAATCCCCTCGCGTGCGACTATCTCTGCAAACTCGTTAATAGGAGTCTTGTTAGAATAAAACTCAGCTACTTGCTCTCCATTGTACGCATTTAATATTACGAATGAAGAATAATCTAGCTCTCGTCCAAGAGCAGTGTCCACACCCATAACATAATCATGATATGGAACAGGCTCCTTCCAAATTCGCATACGGCCTTGATATTTTGTATCATATGTCTGCTTAACATTCTCATGTAAAAACTGTAAGGATTCGCCATCAATGTAAGTAGATCCAGTACCTAGGAATTCCTTCTCGTACTCCTGTCTCCAACGCTTAAGGCCAATGTTCTTCTTGGTGATTTCCTCAAAACGAGTAACATCGTACTTCTTATCCTTCTCACGGATGAACTCATACAACCACTCATACTTTTCATTGTACTTATATTGAGGATGCTCCCACCAATCAATCTCTATGAGGTTGAATTCGTTTCTTCCTGCTCTAGCTTCCTGATAAGTATTAAAATACCAATTACCCATACCATTAACGGTAGATAACACAAATACACGACCACCTGTAGAAATGATTGGATAAACTGCTGCCCAAATGTCATCAATGTGTTCAATGAATGCCGCCTCGTCGATCATCAAGAAATAAGAAGCTAGTGAACGGCCTGATGTCTTTTTAGCCGGACGAGCTTTAATTTTATTACCGTTTGATAACTCTAATGTGTGCTTGTTGTCTCCACCACGAATAATCTTGGGTTGCATCCAAGGTGGAAGCTCGTCATACATAATTTTAATTCTAGACAAGATTTCAATTGATTCGGTATCACCAATAGAAAGAATAGTAATCGTCTTATTCTTTTGGAATACTGCCATGTGCATGATATAAGCACAACCAATCGTAGTACATCCTGCCTGTCTAAACTTGCGAAGGAAATTAAAGCGATTATGTTCTAGATCATCAATAATCCGCTCTTGAAATGGGAACAAATCAAAATTAATTAAACCTAGTAGCTGATGTTCAACTTTAATATAGTTACGGATAAAATACTTAACATCGTTCTTACACTTAAGGAATTCTTCCTTAAGCTCTTCCTTCGTCATGTCTTTCCAAGATTTCTTTTTTGGTTCCGGTAACATAATTAATTTTAACTCGCCATTACTATAATAGGATATATGAATAAAATAAATTACTTTGCTTTAATACCTACTAAAAGTAATGAACTTAAACAAATAACTAAAGATCTACTATCTTATTTAGCTAGTATAGGTATAGAGGTAATATTATTACCCAATAAAAAGTCTATATTTAGTGCTTATGAGCAAGGTTTAAAATTAATTGAGGACAAAAAACCTCAACCTAACGATGTAGTTATTTTATGTCATGACGACATAGAAATCATAAACAAGCCTGATCATTTTAAACAACAACTGAATCTTATTGCTCATAACGATCAGATTGGGTTTACTGGGCCTGCTGGAACTACGCTTCTAGGACCAGATTCTGTATGGTGGGATCATGCTAGATGGCAACAAGGACATCACAGCGGGTTTGTATTCCATGGTAACAAATTTGATTACCACACCACCTATTATGGTGAGTACCGTAGAGTAGTAGTGTTAGATGGTCTGTTCCTAGCTGCTAAGTACGAAACACTAAAAAAGGTCAATATCTCTAGACCAGATACTTTTGAAGGTCTATGGGACTTCTACGACCTCTACTACACAATGCAAGCTCATAAGCTAGGTCTACACAACAAAACACTCCCATTCCTAGTCAGGCACGAATCAATGGGAGAATTAGCAGGACGCGATTCATGGCATAAGAACCGTGAAGCGTTTATCAAGATGTACCAACTACCGGAGAAAATCTAATGGATATACTACTAATGTTTATACTGTTCTGTTACGGGATCGCAGCCACTATCTCGGTTGGAAAGATATTCCAACCACTAAGAGAATGGGTAAAGGCCCGGTCAGAATGGGGTTACAAGTTTATTAAGTGCCCCATGTGCCTGTCCTTCTGGATCGGCTTGCTAACAACCCAAGTACTGTCGGGATACCCAGATCTTATGTATATCCCCACACCTATCCACTTCTACAACGCATTCATCGCTGTAGCAGGCTCGTTCATCCTACACGCATTGGTTTGGAGATTGGCTTTGAAAGATAAGGATTTCTAATTAAAACGGCCCTAGTTAGAACTTAAACTAACTAGGGCCATCTACTGCATCCCCGACTGCAACGAGCTACAGGGCGAAGCATATATTGAACTGAAGTCCAAATAGGCATAAGATTTTTACCCCCTTCTCTTCTATTATATACCAGTCTCAATCACCAAGAAAGAAAAAATCATGTATACACCCAAGCCAATCAATTTCAGTATCATCCGTAAGAAAAAAGATAATTATAACTGGTACTCGGTCGCCATGGAACATAATGGCAACTTCTACATCCTAAAAGAGTACTCCAAGTCCAAGGCTCGCGCTATGGACTACATCCGAAAGATTAGAACCGGATCCTATAAAACCATCCCTACCCAAACCATTGAAAATGCATGAGTTCCTAACAACTCTAGGTGCTGTCTTCATGGTTACTTGGATATTCGTAACCATTTGGATCATCGCTTGCTACCTAGCCGAAAAGAAAGATGGATGAAAACCCTGAAGACTTCGAGTTCTACCAAGTCCTTGCCGCTCGTAAGGATGATCTAAAACAGTCTCCTGTCTTCACAAAAATCTTTAAACTACCCAAAAATACCGTAGATTGGCTTGTTGACCTCGCCTGCTACGGTATCGCCTTTCGTGATGGTTACATTGATCCAAACCTCCATATACTACACAAAGCTAAATGGGACCCTACTAAGTCCGTTTGGATAGGGTTGAAACTAGACAAAACTTGAAAATAACTAGATGGGACCCGTGTGATCCCTATTACACTAATCAAAATAACCTTCAACCTCCTACATGGGACCCGTAAGTTTTTTAAACTTTTCGGAATTAATCTATAATGATCACCGGAGTCCCTAAGGTTTTTTTATTTTTTTTGGAGATGTTTTTTTTGTTAGGAGTCCCTACCGTACCGGATATGGAGGCGGCGCGGCTTCGCGGATGGGACCCTAAGCGTCAAATCCTCCGGTGAGCTTCGTGCAGGATGCCACAATGACAGTCATCGCCCGAAGGGCGCAAAATCGTCGTAAGTACTTATACACTAAGCACTTACAATCGAAAAAAATCTTGGAAAAGTATTGACCCAACCCCTACCCTAGCCGATAATACTACCATGCAAACGAAAATCGTATGTGCCGTGTGCGGAGAAGAGA